CGAAGACGTGCGAACGAGTAGGAAAGCGAAGCACACATAAACTTTTTGATTATTCATCGTTTGAGTCAGTGGTTTGGACACACTCTGACTCACCGAACAACGAAATTTCAGCACTTAGGGAGAGACACCAGCTCTACACAGGCAAGTCAATGAAGCTTAACGGCAAGATATTGGCTGCCCTGGATGAGTTGGTCCAGGCAAATGGAGGCTATGAACCATTGGAGCCGAGGTCGGCACAGTCGGTGATTGATCACTATACTGGGCCGAAAAGAGAAGAATACCGTAAGGGCTGGGAATCGTTGCTCGTTGAGCCACTGTGCAAGAAGGACGCTGAGGTTCGAATGTTTCTCAAGGACGACAAGTATCATTTAAAACAGCCATCTGAGTTGTTGGACGGTGAAGTGGACAAATTTGGTCCGCCCCGTTGTATACAATTCAGGAACAAACGGTATGGTATTTTGTTAGCAAGGTATCTGCACGGCGTTGAGGAGAGGACGTATAACCTCCGAGACGTCACAGGATCGAGGGTTTTTGCTAAGAGTAGGAACCTTGATGAGCGAGCTGCAGATATAGTTGAGAAATGGGAGAGCTTCACGAACCCTGTTGCGTTGTGTTTGGATCATTCTAAATTTGATTGTCATGTGCAGGTAGGCCATTTGAAGGAAGAACATGAGTATTACAGGCGTTGGTATAGAAGTTCCAAGTTGTTGGCGCGTTTGTTGCGGATGCAAATTGTGAACAAAGGTGTGACACATACGGGGTTGACTTATAAAACTAAGGGAACACGTATGAGTGGCGACCAAAATACCGGGCTTGGTAATTCCGTCATCAATTATGGGATGTTGCGATATTATACGCGGAAAGTGAGGGCAGCATTTTATATTGATGGGGATGACAGTGTTATCATAGTCGACAGAGCGGACTTGAAACATTGCGACTTTGACTCTTTTGAAAAATTTGGCATGTCAACCAAGTTAGATATCGTGACGGAGTTGGAACGCATAGAATTTTGTCAATGTCGGCCGGTGTTCGATGGGGTTTCGTGGCATTTTACGCGGAACCCGTATCGAGCACTAGCTCGCATGCCATGGGTGAACAATAGGAAAGCGCTTA